GGAAGCCCGCAGAATCTGGAAGTAGTCTCTCTTAGTCATCTTCTTGTTGTTAGCCATAGTATCAACCCTTTCTGGTTTGTGAGGTGTCCTTCCTCTTTATGTATGTATTGTACCACAGGTTGAGCGACTTGTCAAGAGGTTTTTTCACATTTCAGAAATTTTTTTCTGCCTTGGTGTTCCACTACTGGCTGAGTCGCTCTCCCTTGGAACGATTATAGTATAGCATCTTTCCGCCTTTTTGTCTACTGGCGAATTACACAAAAAATTTTTTCGGGATTTTTTGCGCTGAAATTTTTGTGCAAAATGTCAATTGATTTTTTTTCTGGGCTGTGTTATAATGGAATTTCTGCGCGCCACATCCGTCGGCGCGCCGCCCATTATAACATACTTTAAAGTCTTTGTCAAGTGGGCAAATTGCACAAAAAAATGAGATGAATTTCTCATCTCACTTTAGCAAAGAAAATTTTATTCCAAAAATATTTTGCCTTTTTATCCCAAATTACATAAAAATGACCATTGTTAAAATTTGGCAAATTTGTTACTTTTACAATATCCTTTTTAGAAACGCCAAGTATTAAATGGCGGAATAGATGCCAAAAGACGCAAGGAATAAAAGCAATTATAAGCCCAATTGGTTGAAGAGGTTTTATAAACATTCTTTCCTTGTTAGCAAAAATAAAAGAAGAAGTTAAACAGTAACAAGCCAAGGATAAACATTTTCATTTTGTCAACCCCTCTTTCCTCTCTCACACGAGAGAGGAAAGAACTTCCAGCAGGTCGCAGTCTGTGGGGTCAATGGTCTTTCCCAAGTGCCAACCATTGCGAACCTTTGCATTGTCGTCAATCAGGATTGCGTAATCTGCGCTTTCCCGCACACTGTCCGCTTTTGTTGCCCCATACTGAACACCATGGAAGTGGTCAAACACAAAGCCCCACTTGTCAAGCCAAGCCTTTTTCGCGGCTCTTACGGCTTCCTTGTATTCTTCACTGGAGTTTTTGGACAGCCAAGTGATAATTCTGATTTCCCAACCGGATTTCTTGAGCATCCGCAGGATTTCGTTCATCTTGTCCATATCCCAGATGGGTGCTGCCTCTGCATAAGGACTTGCATCCTCAGCCCGCAGCTTAGGCAACCAGTTGTTCACGTTGTACAGGTCAGCGATTGTACCATCCATGTCAAAGCAGAGCATCTTTTTCATTACTATCAATTCCTTTCCTTTACTGTACCTAAAGTATACCATACCTTTTGGAGTTTGTCAACAGGTTTTTCAGACTTTCTTGAATTTTTTTTCTTTGGTAAACAGGTACAGTTCCTCAGACGTAGTTTGGAAAATAATCCCATTCCAACTGGGAAGGATTCGCAGAATAAGAGTATTGGGGTAGAGTCTTGCCCATTCGTTAATTCCTTCCACCAAGTCACAAGGCCACATAAATCATCATTCCTTTTCTCAATTTCTGTATTTATTATACTCTTAAAATTTTAATTTGTCAATAGGTAAATTGAAAAAAGAAGGGCAAGAGCCCTTCTTTTTTTTAACCCAGATAATCTTCCAAGGAGAAAGTGAAACCTTTCCAGGGGTATTCTTTATTCACCCTCTGTCTTTTCATTTCTTTCTCAAAACCTTCTTTCTTAGAAAGCAAAGTTATCAGGTAAGAATACCGCTTTTCGATGGCTCTCAGCTCAACCAAAACGTCATACATTTGGTAAAAGTCGAAAGTTTTTTCATCACACAGTTTCCATTCTTTGGCACTACTAGGGACTTCCAGCTTGTCGTCTACTTTCACGATGAATTTGATTTCCTTTCCTGTTGGTTCAATCAGGCCGTTGTGGTGCAGGCCGAGAATGTCTCCACCAGTAAAACCAAAGTCCCTTGCGTAGAAAATGGACTTGCCAGACTCCTTCACCATCATGTAGTTCATCAGCGTTTTCATTTTCATTTTCATCAATTCCTTTCTGTTGTTGGGGGTGTTCCCCTGATTTCTGTATTTATTATAGCACAGCCAGCCTGGTCTGTCAATCGTCAAATTGCACAAAAAATTTTTTCGGGAAAGTGGGCTTGAAAATTTTTGTGCAAAATGTCAATTGATTTTTTTTCTGGGCTGTGTTATAATGGAATTTCTGCGCGCCACATTCGCTGGCGCGCGGCCGATTATATCATATTTTTCACCAGTTGTCAAGCCTTTTGGCGAAAAAATTTTGCACAAATCTCGTTTCAAAGATTTGTGCAAAATGTAGAATTTTTAGATTTCCATCTTCTCCCAATTTTGGATGTCTTCTGCTTGCAGATAATCGGCATAGATGTCAACGATTTCATCGTATCTACCTCGACCTAATATAAAAGCTTGTCTTGGAGTATAGGTTTTATCAATGAAATTCAAGAAGTCCTCATCTAATTCAAATATACTATTGGCAGCGGCATCAGTATACATCATTCTGTAATCTGTTTCGTTGAAAACCAGGTTTTCTTTGCGGTTCACATAGATAATCATAATATTCCTTTCTCCGTGCGGGGGTGGGATAGTACCCACCCCCTTTTCTTGTCCTTACAGGTTAATCAACTCGCCAGCAGGTGTATCGGTTGCCAATGTTTTCCAACATTGCTCGTTCGAGTGCATCTTCCCAGGTATACCCATAGAGGATGTCATACTCTCCAGTCCAGGTGTCTACCACATAATATTCATTCATGGTTATCAGCTCCTTTGTTCTTTGTGATTATAGTATACCTTATTTTTTATCATTTGTCAAGTAGTCATTTTGCACAAAAAGAAAGGCCCCGTAGGGCCTTAATCTTTCATCAGGTTTTTAGCATCCTTTTCGGTCGGAGGCACAGAGCCCCACCAAAACTGCTTTTGTGTTCCATCCTTACGCTTTAACGTCAGAATGTGGTTGTTATCAAACGCACTTGTGATAGTCCACTTATAGTTTCCAACAGTACCTTTCATCATAGTTATCAATTCCTTTCTTTGACGTATTTCAGTATTTCTTTTTCACAGTCTGGCATTTGCTTTGTTAGGCCTAAGTTGAACGGGCATTCTTCCATAGCAGGACAGCAAGAGCAATCAGAGCCGTTGTAATCAACAAAGGCGGTTATCACTTCCTTTAGTCGGGTTTCATTTAGCTCCATCCACCGTTCCCTCCTCTCACATAGATGGGAAGAAAATCAAAACAAGGTGGATATCTTTCATTAAGTCTTGTTACTTCGCAGATAGTTTCTCCTTCATTTTCTTTTGGTACCCCGCAAGGAAGAGAAAGAACGCTTTGCAAGTATTCCTTTACAGCTCTTGTACCTTTATCCATGATGTAGCTGGGAATTTCGACTTCATAGGCTTTGTATTCTTCGGTACGCACTCTCATTTTCATTTGCTATCAATTCCTTTCTTAATTTCTGTATTTATTATAGCACATAGTCAGCTATTTGTCAAGAATTATTTTCCTCCTTTTTCTGAAAAATCACCCAACAGCTATAATTGACGTCATCATCAACAATAGTTTTTGTATAACCTTCAATCTCATACTCTTCTTTAAGGTACTCCCTAATATTATAAACGTAAATACCACAGAAGCGTTTGTCTTTTAACTTTGCCCATCTCCGGAAGTTGAAAGAGCTCCAACTCATGTTATACCGGAGTTCTCCATCTTCTTCATCAAGAATGTACGGTAAAGTATCATCAAGGACACGCTTCGCCCTGTTTGGGTCCCAGGTGGTTTTGGAATCACAGAAATCATTTAGACGCTTCCAAGCGTAATCCACAAGCACCAGTGGAAACACAATGTAATACTTAAAAGAGTATCCTTTCCAGCGGTGGCACTTGATTTTGTTGGTTCTTTCTTGTTGAGCTTTGCGGTAAGTTTTTTCAAAGGTTGTCATTGTGTTGTTCCCTCACTTTCTGTGTTTATTATATCATGTAGTCTGTTATTTGTCAAGTAGTTATTTTGTACAAAAAAGAGGCCAGGATTTTGTCAATCCTGGCCAGTAAGAAAGTCAAGTATTACTTTTTCACAGTTTGCATCTTCTTCTGAATCAAAAGGGCAACGATTTTTACTCGGGCAGAAGTCACAGTTTTTATCAAGAGTGAGAAAGCTGTTGATGATTTCCCGCAAGCGGAAATCACTTACTTCCATCTTCATTTATTATCATCCTTTCTCTTAATTTCTGTATTTATTATACCATGTAGTCTATTGTTTGTCAAGTAGTCATTTTGCACAAAAATTAAGAGGGCTTTCGCCCTCTTAGTCATCAATGAATTTGATGTAATCTTCATCCTCTTCTTCATTCTCACAGACTACGATTATCAATGCTTCATCGTCGTTTTCTGTAAGTTCAACCCAAGCATCTGTGACCTTCCAGCCCCACAAGAAGGAACCCTTAGAAATGTCGTACATGGGCACTTTCCGCACAAGCTGACTTTCCTGCGCGTTCAGAGCCGTGATGAAGGTGTTATCTACCAACTCCCAATATTCATCTCTTTTGGAAGCTTTGATAATGTATTCTCTCAGCGTCATAGTTACCAATCCTTTCTGAGGTTCATTGGGTTTTCCTCTTCCCTTATCTTGATTACATTATACCATAAAATCAGAAAAGTGCAAGTAGTAAAATAGACAAAATGCGCACGCCTGAATTGTGCAAAGCGCTGAATCCAGATCTTACCAGTTTTGGAAAATGCTGGATTTCCACGTTACCTAGTTACACGTAATTGTGTAACCTGTTACTGTAAAGAAAAAGGAAGAACTTTCGTTCTTCCTTTTCTTCTTTCTTTACTCTTCATACACCCCAAAAACGATATCGTCAGTCTGGTCAAGGGGAGTATCATTGTCAGCCAGAATCATCAGGTAAGTGGTTCCCTTCTCGAACCCCTCAGTATCGAATCCCCAGAGGTTTCCATCCTCAGTTCCCCACAGGTTTTCATCAACCACCCAAGCATCCAAGCCGTAGGTCTCACCGTAGTCACCTTCATGGTAGTTGCAAGCCGTTGCGTTGCATCCTGCGAGAACCATCATTGCCACCATAGCACCTGCTACCAGAATCATCATTGTCTTTTTCATTGTTGTCAACCCTTTCATTTTTTGTTTTTCTCTTGGTTTCTGTAGTTATTGTACCACAGGTTTTGCTTCTTGTCAAGAGGTTTTTCAGATTTTTTTATTTTTTTTCTTTCAAGTACCTTTCCCTCTTGACAATTATAGTATAGCATAGCTTGCTTAGTTTGTCTATTGGCGAATTGCACAAATTTCGGGATCTCGTTTTGTGCAATTTGCCGAACGCTTTCATTGAAAAAATTCTTTAGCGCTTTAGCGCGCTGAAGTCTGGAGACCTCTCGATTTTGGCGGTAGACAAATGAAAAGAAGGGTTTTTAACCCTTCATTTCAGCGATTTTATTTTTCATCGTTTCGATTTTCTTCATCATTTCCGCAATCTCAGCTTCTGCCTTTGCGATTTCTCTTTCATACCGCTTAACCTTTGCGTCCTTTGCTCTTTCCGCTCTGTACTCTTCAACGGTCATACCAGCTTTTGCGGCTTTCTCGTTTTCCTTTTCGACCTTCTTTGCCTTTGCTTCTTCTTCTGCCTTCTTTGCGGTCTCGATTCTACGGGCCTTTTCCTCAGCTTCTTTTTTGATTTCTTCTGTGGTCTTGACTTCCTTTTCATTGATGACGTACTCTTTGTTAGTAGCCTTTGCGATTTCAATCGCAGTCTCTGCATTTTCAGCATTGATTTCCATGGTGGTGATAGCGTAGTTGTTGTTTCCCATCATGTAGTTGTTGTAATCGGCGGTGGTCATAGCCTTGATAGTGTAAGTCTTTTTCATTGTAATTACCTCTTTCCTTAATTTCTGTATTCATTATACCATGAAGTGTGTTGCTTGTCAAGTCTTTTTTTCTTTTTTTTTATTCTTTCTCTTGACTCTTCTTCCTCTTTGTGATTATAGTATACCACAAGGCCCACTCGTTGTCTATTGACATACCATACAAATTTCGGGATCTTGTTTTGTGCAATTTGCCGAACCGAATTCAAATAAAAAAACTTTAGCACTTTAGCGTGGTGAAGTCTGGAGACCTTTCGATGCTAACGAGAATCAAAGTCTTTGCTTGTTAAAGACTAAAGGCTTTAGCTAACCCAATAGCTAAAGCCTTTGGTTTACTACTACTTCTTCTTGCTTCTGTTGTTGTACTATCATTGTATTGCTTCTTTCCTCCTTTCTCTTCTTCTTCTCTTCCTTTATGTTGCTGTTACTTTGCTTCTTTCCTTCTCTTTATTCTATTGTTATCTGTTGTCTTTCTCCTCTTCTTCTTTGTCGAACACATAGCACACGTCACAGTGTATAGCTTTGCACTCATAACCATCAATGAACCGCACGCACTCGTATTCTCCAGAAGGATAGCGAATGTGTTTGACTGTTACTGCCTGCCAGCTTTCGCCTCTGTAATCATTGAGATAGCTTCTTCTTTTTGTTCTTGCGTACAGCTTCATCATCGTACTTTCCTCCTTTTGTTCTTTCTTTACTTCCTCTTCTTACTGTAATCATTATAGCACATTACACGTTCTTTGTCAATACCCCCGAGCGGATTTTTTTGCAGACAATAGAAAAGACAGAGGTTCAATGTACCTCTGTCCATACTCGTAGTATAATATCATCTGTTGTATCTGTTGGTGTATTGTTATCAACTATCCATAACAAAAGAAAACTATTTTCATCAATTGTTCTATCAATAGTCCATGCCTGCCCTTGCTCGTCCTCAATGACCTGTTGCTGTGTATCTGTGTTACTGTCTATTGCTGTATTATCTTCTTCACAAATCCATGCGCCCACCATGCGGATGGTACCCAGGTCAGCCCCTTTGCACCAGTCCTCAAGAGCTGTAGTGTCAAAAAAAATCTCATTGGAAAATTTTTCTTTTTCTGGAATTCGTTCGAGCGGCTCTTCTGCCGGCTTAGAAGTTACACGGATACTTGGTGCTAAAAGAACAAAAGACAGAATCGTTGCAAAGAAGATGCCAAAAAATCCCAGGGAAGAAATGGAAAAAGCAGAGGTATGGCGTTTCATTGAATAGTCCTTCTTTCTTTCTCAGATAATACTATTATAACACACTCATTCAATTCTGTCAATAGTTTTTGGGAAAATTTTCCCTGTACAAGTTGCACAAAGTTGCGCGAATAAAATTGTGCAATCTGTCAATTGACGCGAATGAGGCTCGTGGCGCCTGTCCACGAGCCTATGAACAAGGCCGGGGTGCTACGAGCGCTGGTGCGCTCGCTTCTGGCGAATGCGGCAATACTTTTTATAGCTTTTTCTCAGTTATTTTTGCGGGGGGTGGTTTTCGGGAAAAAAATTTTTTCGTTTTTTGATTTTGTTCTGCGCTGGTCACAACTCTTTCTAAAAGTAATTTTGATTTCAGAACACGAAACTCTTTCTAAAAGTAATTTTGATACGATAATTTTTCTAAAAGTCTCTTACGAAGTAAACTTTTCGTTTAACTCCTCTGGAATCTTACACCCAAGTTCCTGCAAAACCTCAACAGCCGCCACATACTTCGGATCAACATTTACTCCTTTAGCTTTAAAACAAATATATTCGCCATTCCCATCTTGCAAAACAAATACATCAAGTTCATCACCATCATTAATCCCATATTGGTCTCGTAAGCCCTTCGGCAAGACCACTCTACCAAGATTATCTACTTTACGCATTACATTCTGTGCAATTAGCTTCATACCTACATTTTCCTCCATAATATCTACAAAACATACTACATTGGCCATCTGCGCTCATACATGGCCTCGCTTTTATCAATAAATCATTTAATCCATCTTGAATACAAAGTTTTTCAAAAACATCCCAACCGAGTTCTTCAAAACAACGTTTAGCAATATACTTATCACGTGTTTTTTTAAAAATAGCACATTCCTCTTTAGTTGGAATATATTCTTCTTCTCTATTATAATCATAACAAGGAATTGTTTCTCCATTAAACACTATACTGTTTGGATGAAAGGCTTGTTGCTGAATTATATATGGATCAACCAAATCATAAAAATCTTGCATATACGCCAATTTAATAATCCCAAGTTCAGACATAATGTACAACATTCCTATTCTCTGTATTAAAACAATCGCCAACAATTTTTCCATCTTCAGTAGAATTCATTCCCATATCAATAACAGGAATATGAATTGCATAACAGTTTAAAAAATCTCTTTTTCCAATAGCACATATAACCAAATCTGCGCTTCCCAGATATTTCCAAATATTTTTTGTGCGCGAATGGCACAATGTAACGGTTGCACCGGCATCTGTCAATAATTTTGCGATAGTGCCGCAACCAATAACAACCACATCTTTACCGATCGGATCCCAGCCGCAATATTCTAAATAATCTATAATATCTTCTTTTTTAAAGCCTTTAGTATCCTTTAGAACCATCATTATCCCATCCTTCTGGAAGAATTAAATCTAATATTCCTGTTAATACATTTGATATGGCAAAAATGGGGCCTCCAAAAGCAAAAATTAAACTAACAATAATCTATTTTGCGGTCGATAAACCTCTACAAGCCTAAATATATTCTAATGCGGCCAGCATAGACATAGTTCCCCATAAAATTCCAATAATTATTATGTGTGTCTCCATAGTATCGTCCCATCCTCATATCTATCTACAGTTTGATTAACAACAATACCAAAATCTTCATCATTATAAATGCTTGCATTAGGGCTAATCGCAGTCATTCCTATAATATTACAATCTTGGTATTTAGAAAAATCAAAAATAACACTTTTTTCTGTTGGAGAGTAAATTTCATTAAGAATTAAAGTAACTCCAGTATAAGACTCAACGATTTTTCCAAAACATAATTCGGTAGTCTACTAATAAATATCTGGATCGTTTAAAAGATATTTATTATTTAATACAGACTATATTTTTTGCTATTTACCACATAAAATTATATAAAGCACAGTAGCAACAATTAAAGAAGAACTTGAAAAAGCTGCTATTACAATATTAAAAATATTATTTATTTTTAAAGCCCCCTACTTTTTTCTTAATTATATTATATAAAAAATTTTTTGGAATGTCAATAAAATTCCATTGAACTAATTTGACATTGAAAAAAATTTCTGGTATAATATAATTATAAAGACTGGAGGTAGAAAATGATTAAGCTTGATTATTCTTTACAATCTCCAGAAGAAAGAAATGAGTTAGTTAAGTAGATCCTCGCTGAAGACCCAGAACCCAGCGAAAAATACTTAGAAGTTTTAGCAGACTACTTAATTCTTTGTATGGAGAAGCAAGAGAAAAAGGAGAAAAAAATTCTTACAGAAAATCGTATGGCTACGGTTAATAAAAGAGAATGCTCCTTTGAAGGGCTTGTTTCCCAGCTTGAAAATGGCGAAGATGGTATATATAATTTAATTTCCAATGATAAATAGACAATCTTTCAACCAAAAGTGACAATTACAAAAAAGGACTTAGAAGAAATTCCTAGCCTAAAGTAGTTGCGGCAAGCCATTGAGGCATGGGAAACGAAATTAAAAACGACTGAGGGAAAAGAAGCCTTTATGATAAAAAAGGCTCTTATTGAAATGCGGAAAGACCAATATATTATTAAAACAGCTTACCGCAGACCTATAACCCCTAATAAATTAACTCGTTCTCGCAGCTTTATCAAATTAGATGATAATACCCATGCGTTTGATGCAGATGGTTATCCAATAGTTGAAGGTGTATCACTGTTGGATCCGAACGTATGTTCAGCTATTTTATGTAATTATTCACGATTGAAAGAAGACAGTTGGGATTAGTTTGAAGGAGATACTTGGTATTTAATTTATGACTTTGAAAGAATTAGTGAAAAAGCATTAAAAAATTATCCTTTATATGAACGCATTGTTGAATATAAAATTGATGGTATGTAGAACACAGAAATTTAGACTAATATCCAAGTAGAATTTGGAATTAAACATAGTTTAGAATATATTTCTAGCTTATGGAGAAATAAAATTCCTAAACTAATTGCGTCTACTGCGGAAGATGAATATTTAAATTGGTATTATAGAGAAGTCGAACGAGGAAAATTTAAAAGATGCAGTCGTTGCGGCGAGATTAAATTGGCTCATAACAAATATTTTAGTAAAAATAAAACAAGTAAAGATGGTTATTATAGCATTTGTAAATGTTGTAGAAATACTAAGGCCAAAAAAGTATAATTTTTATTTGAAAATTACTAAAATTATTTAGAAAGGAGGCTAATTTATGTCTGATTAGACTTATTATTGCGAACGATGCAATAAAACTATGGATGGAGACTAGTTTTATACATCTAATAATTTAGAGAAATACCCCAATGATGGTAAGCTTCCTAAATGTAAAAAATGTATAACTGCTCATGTAGATAACTGGGATCCAGATACGTATTTATGGATTTTACAAGAAGTAGATGTACCTTATATTCCAGATGAATGGACAAAGTTAATGGCGACTTATGCGGCTCCTGGAAGAAAAGTAACTGGTACTTCTATTCTTGGCAGATATCTTTCTAAGATGAAATTAAAACAATATAAAGATTATCGTTGGAAAGATAGCGAATTTTTAAGAGAACTTTAGAATAATAAAATTGAATAGACTATGAAGCGTCAAGGGTATGGCGCAGCAGAAATTGCGCAAGCGATTGAAAGATCATCTTTCCCCATGCCAGAAAAACCATTAGAAGAGCCTGTATATAAAGATCCTCCTCCTGGCACTGAGGCTCCTCAAGAAGATTATTTTGCTTAGCAAAGTGGCGGAGAAAATGATTTTAATGATGATTTAACTGATGAAGATAGAACTTATCTTCGTTTAAAATGGGGAAAAACTTATAAGCCAGAAGAATGGATTAGGCTTGAATAGCTTTATAATGAGATGATGGAATCTTATGATATTCAATCTGCTGGTCATATTGATACTCTAAAGTTAATTTGTAAAACTTCTTTAAAAGCAAATCAATTGATCGATATTGGGGATAAACTTTCTTGTCCCCGTTAAACTCTTTGAATTGCTGGGAACTCCTTAGAGCCTTGTGACTACATAGAAATCTTCTATGAAGATATGCTAGAACGTTTGAAAACAACAAGGATTGGACAATCAGCAGCTAAATTTAATTACTTTAAAAAGGAAAAGCGAAATGTATAAACAATATTTGGATACTCCATATGATATAAATGAAGATGGACAGTGTTTTAGTCATTTATCAAATAAAATACTAAAGCCTTAGATGTCTTCTAAATATCCGACCTATAATTTAACTATTGATGGAAGAAAAAGAAAAGTAAAAATTCATAGAATGGTTGCAGAAACTTTTCTTCCTACAATAAAAGGGAAAGATATTGTGAATCATAAAGATGGAGATACTCATAATTTTAAGCTTTATAATCTTGAATGGTGTGACTATAAAGAAAATAATTAGCATGCTATTGATACAGGGCTTAGAAAAAAAGGTAATCAAATTATTAATAAATATATTAAAAATTTAGAAAATGAAGAATGGAAACCTGTAAAAGATTATCCAAATTATTTAATTTCTTCAATCGGTCGTATAATGAATTTTAAAACCAAAAGATTATTAAAATAGACTATAGGAAATACAGGGTATTATGAAGTTAGCTTATGGAAAAATAATAAGGGAACAACTACTTAGATTCATAAAATAGTATACAGTAATTTTTTTGAAGATGATAATTTAAAAGGATTTGTAATTAATCATAAAGATGGAAATAAATTAAATAATAAAATTGATAATTTAGAAAAAATTACTTATTAGGAAAATAATCTTCATGCTGAATATATCATAAAAACCCATAATTGTGCAAAACCAATATTTTAGTTAAATAATGAGGGCGTTATAATAAATGAGTTTGCTTCAATAAATGAAGCACAAAGAAATACTGGTATTTCAAATATTAGTAGAGCAATAAAAACTTCAAGAACTGCTGGAGGTTTTTATTGGAAATTTAAAAGTAATTAAAAAAGTTCAACGACTATCCCATAAGGGAGTAGGGCATAAGCGACTGATGCCCCAAGTGGAGAGTATTTCTTCTCATAGAAGAAATAATGATATAGTCTCAACTTTATTGAAAGATAAAGAGAAAATTTGGCGAATTTTCGTAAGGTATAATGATAGAAGGTTTCCAAAAGATGAGTAAAGTTTATGATTCTTTAATGAAAAGCGGAAAGTTCGATTTGATGGACTATGAAAAACTTTACCTGCGGGCTGGCAGGGGTTTTGCTGCGGCAAAGCTAACGGGGAAGCCTAAACTAGTAATAGCATGGTAATCCCGTGGCAAACTTTTATTTTTATATTTGATGAAAAATAATTGAAGCTGTATCGACTATTCCCTAGGCCTTCTGGGCAGGGAAGTACCAGTACTATTAGCACGTACTCTAGTTTTAGGAAACGAAGCTAGTTAAATGGGGAAATGGTTTCCTTCCTTTGTAAAGGAAGTAAGATATAGTCAGTACCATTGGAAACAATGGAGTAATATGCACAGCGGCTCAAAATAAAGCTGAGTCTGGTGAATTTGTTGATTCAATTGGTGAATTAATTGAAATGTGCGAAAAAGAAGGTTATATTGAAAGATTTTATGTGGATGAACCTAATGATAAAGTTGATTTTACAATAAAAGATATGCAACGATATACTCGCACATTAATTGAAGAAGAAACAAATTTAAGCAATATGATTGAACAAGCAATAAAACAAAACGCCAAAGAAGATGAAGATGCTTCTAAGAATACTGAAAGTGACATTGTTGATGATGCTGATATGAGCATTGAAGATTTAGAAAAGACTCTTGAAGATAAAGATTTTGAAGAATTTAGCGAATTTTTAGATTCTGAGCAAGACAGCATCGATGATACATTAGATGCTCTCTTAAATGGAGAGGGGGAAATCTAATGGCTTTACAGGATTTGTTAGATATTTCAACTCAACGAAAAAAAATTGGTATATCAGAAGAACGCATTGAAGCTGTAATGCCTGTTATAAGGTAGTATACAGCTTTTTGGCGTGAATATCCTGATTTATTTGTTGATTTTTTAGTAAGAGGTTAGCGTACAGAAGCGAAAGAAGGAGAATTTAAATTCTACTTCTATTAGCGAGTGTTCTTGCGCTCGGTAATGCGATACCAGTATGTGTATGCGGTTTTTCCCCGTCGAATATGTGCGGGAGGCAATAGAAATATTGTCTAAGAATCTATTTAATTGCTGGGATATCTTATATTATAATATAAGACAATCAGCAGCTAAGTTTTAGAATTTAAAATTCTAAAAAAAGTTCAACGACTATCCTGAAAAGGAGTAGATTACAAGCGATTGGTAATCGAAAAAGTAGACCCCTAACGTAAAGTCGAGGGTGAAGATATAGTCTCATCTATATGGTGACATATAGCAGTTCATAAGAGAACGTATACAGAAATAGCGAGCTGTATAGAAGAAAAAATGGCATATTCCAAGTCTTTCTTATCGGTGATGGCACTCATGATTAGATGCATCCTTTATCCTGGAGCACATCTCTTCGTTACGTCTGGTGGTAAAGAGCAAGGAGCCAGCATTTTGCACGACAAAGTAAATGAAATTTGTGACTTGATTCCAAGTTTTAGGCGTGAAATAGACTGGTCACGTGGAAAAACTTTAGAGGGCAAAGATAAGGTACGTTATGTATTTAAAAATGGTTCTATTCTTGATAACCTTGCCGCAAGAGAAAGTACTCGTGGTCAACGTAGACATGGCGGCTTGATGGAAGAGTGTGTTGGTATTGATGATGCTATTCTTCGCGAAGTCATTATTCCTGTCATGGCTATTGACCGTAGAGCGAAAGATGGCACGACTCATGAAGAAGAGTCCCTGAACAAATCGCAGATTTATATCACGACCGCAGGCTACAAAGGTACTTACCCATACGATCGTTTAATTGGGTTATTAGTGCGTATGATTACTTAGCCAGACCGCTGTATGATTCTTGGCGGCACATGGCGCACTCCTGTTGCTGTTGGATTACAAAGAAAAACATTTATTACAGACCAAAAGAACGAAGGAACTTACAATGAAGCTTCCTTTGAGCGAGAGTATGAGTCGAAGTGGTCTGGGACAGTGGAGGATGCATTTTTCAACTCTGAGGTCTTTGAAAGAAACCGTATATTAAAGCAACCAGAATATGAGGCTTCTGGACGCTCTAGTAAGTCTAGTTTCTATGTATTGTCCGCAGACGTTGGTCGTAAAGGCTGCGATACAGTAATTTGTGTATTTAAGGTTACTCCTTAGCCGCAAGGCGCAGCTATAAAAACGTTAGTTAATATCTATGTGCTATCTGATGAGCACATGGAAGACTAGGCAATTAAATTAAAGAAATTATTTTATAAATATCATGCTCGAAGATTAGTTATTGATGCTAATGGTTTAGGTATTGGCCTATTGGATTATTTAATTAAGCCTCAAATTGATCCAGATACAAATGATACTTATCCCGATTTCGGTGTTTATAATGATGAAGATGGATATTATAAAAAATATCGTACTGCAGGATGCGAACAAGATGCTATTTATTAGTTAAAAGCGAATGCTCCTATTAACACAGAAGCTCATGCAAATGCGCGTTCTTAGATGTCTTCTGGCAAAGTTAAATTTTTAATTGATGAGCGTCTTGCAAAGAATAAATTACTTGGGACAAAAGTAGGTTAGAATATGAAGCCAGAAGAAAGGGCAGAATATTTAAAACCATTTACCCTAACTTCCATATTAAAAGACGAGATGATGAATCTGCGTGAAGAAAATGAAGGATTAAATATCATTTTGAAACAGGCGAATCGAGGCATCAGAAAAGACAAGTTCTCGGCTTTTGAGTATGGCCTTTACTATATAAAGCAAGAAGAAGAAAATAAGAAAAAGCGTAAAAAATTCAACGCTAAAGAATGGATGTTAATGAATTAATCAGAAAGGAGAGGAAACTTATGAGAGCATCAAGAGGAGAAATTAAAATTGAAGAAATTCTACGTAAAGCTGAACTGCCATTTAAAATGGAGTATATTTTTCCAGATTTAAGAAGCCCAAATGGGCGTCCTCTCCGATTTGATTTTGTTATATTTGATGATGATGGGAATATTGATTTTATCATCGAATACTAGGGTAAATAGCATTATGAACCTAGTTAGAAATTTGGTGGTAAAAGAGGTTTCTATCAATAGCAATATAATGATAACCAAAAGCGGAGATTTTGCGCGTTACATGGTTTTAATCTTATCGAAATTCCATATACCGATGAAGACCTTGTTTCATATGATTATATTATGAAAAAAGCTGGTTATTAAGGAGGTGGAATTTTGGAAACTAGAAATGAACAGATTCATGCTAAAGGTTTTGACATGAATGGTTATAAAGATTATGCGGCTATAGATTAGCCAAATGAATATAAGCGAATTAAAGTTGGTGTAAAACAGCTTGATAATGCTACTTTAAATCTAGGTACAGTGCGTCAAGCTGGCCCCAGTTATAGTTTTACTAATAAAAATTATATTGTTCAATGCTTAATGCGGAATGATATTCGGGAATTGCGAGCAATTTCTAATTTTTATTATAGTGTAAATGGTGTTTATGAAAGAGTTTGTAATTATTTTGCTTTTCTTTATAGATATGATTGGTATGTTGCTCCTGAAATACTCGATGATTCAGTAAAGAATGAAAAAGTTTTAAAAGATTTCTCAAAAGTATTAAATTATTTAGATAATTCTTATATTAAAAAGATGTGTGGAGATATTGCTCTTGAAGTTATTAAAAATGGATGTTATTATGGTTATATGGTTCCTAATTCAGATGGTATTGTATTACAACAATTGCCAGTGCAATACTGCCGTTCAAGATACACTGTAAATGGCGTACCTGCTGTAGAATTTAATATGAGATTTTTCGATACTTTTAGCGATATTAATTATCGTATGAAAGTATTAAATCTATTTCCTGATGAATTTAAAAAAGGGTATTTACTTTGGAAACAAAATAAATTACAACAAGATTTAGTCCGTACTGAAGATGGTAATTGGAGATATTATGATTATGGTGCTTGGTATCTACTTGACATTAATTCTACTGTAAAATTTAATTATAATGGTAGTGATGTCCCAATGTTTGTAAATGCGATTCCCGCTTTACTTGATTTAGATGCCGCACAAGACCTAGACCGCAGAAAACAAATGCAAAAATTATTGAAAATTATTGTTCAAAAGCTTCCATTAGACAAAAATGGTGATTTAATTTTTGATGTTGATGAAGCTAAAGATATTCATAATAATGCTGTTGAAATGTTACGTTAGGCTATTGGAGTAGATGTGTTGACTACATTTACTGATGTTGATTCTATTGACTTGTCTGATAGTACAACTACAACTAGCTCTGATGACTTGGAAAGAGTAGAAAGAGCAGCTTTTAATGCTTTTGGTATTTCATAGAATTTATTTAATACTGATGGTAATTTATCTTTGGAAAAATCAATTCTTAATGATGAATCTTCTGTGCGTGATTTGCTTTTGCAATTTGGAATGTTCTTTGATAGAATTACAAGAAAGAAATTCGCTACTGGTAAAAAATATAATTTTAGATTTTATATGCTTGAAACTACGTAGTATAATTATAAAGATTTGTCTAAGATGTACAAAGAACAAACACAACTTGGCTATTCTAAGATGCTACCACAAATTGCTCTTGGACACTCACAAAGTTTTATTTTGAATACTGCAACTTTTGAAAATGAAGTTTTGAATCTAACTGAAATTATGATTCCTCCATTAATGAGTTCTACTATGAGTAGTGCTGATGTTTTGGGTAAAAATCAATAGACAACCCAATAGAATTCTAATAGTAATACAGAGAGTAAAATCTCTTCTACTTCAGAAAAGTCTGCGGGACGTCCTGAAAAAGAAGATGATTAGAAGAGCGAAAAGACTATTTAGAATAGAGAATCAATGAGTTAAGGAGGATAATATGGCAGTACATTCAAGCGTTAGGCTAGAAGTGCCTATTGAGGCTATTAATATAACTCCTGTTAATCCTCTAATTTCTAAATGCCAAATTAAAGTGTGTTATGTTGGTGAAGAGCCAAATCGTAATAAAAGTATTATTACAAAAGATGTTGCGCGCAGCATGGCTAACAGTCTCCCAGGGTCTCCTATTGTTGGTTATTTTAACGAGCAAAAAGGAGATTTTGAGGAGCACAACCGCATGATTGATGTTTCTAATGGCAAATTTGAAATTAAGGATACAACAAGACCATATGGCTTTGTTGATTTAAATGCTAAAGTATGGTTTCAAAAATTCCTTGATGATGGCATTGATGAACATGAATATTTGATGACTGAAGGGTGGCTATGGACTAGCCAATACCCTGAGTGTCAAAGAATTGTAAATCGTGGCAATAATCAATCTATGGAACTTGATGAAAAAACTTTAGATGCTACATGGTCAAAAAATGAAAATGGTGAGCCTCAATTTTTTATAATTAATGAAGCAATTATTTCAAAACTTTGTATTTTAGGTGATGACTGTGAGCCTTGTTTTGAAGGCGCTAATATCACAGCACCAACTATTCAATTTTCTTTTGACGAAGGATTTAAAAATCAATTATTTTCTATGATGGAAGAGTTAAAAGAATATTTAGTAAGTGAAGGAGGAACAAACGTGTATACTACTTATGCCGTAGATATTGGAGATGGTTTGTGGACCGCCCTTTATACTTATATTGAAGAGACTTTCCCTGATTCTCAAAATATGTATTGTTCTATTTATAGAATTGAAGGTGTTTTTGAGGAGAATGGTACTAAATTTGCTGTGCTTCAAAACCGCAAGGATATGAAGTATTACAAGCTAGTTTTTTCTTATAATGATGAAGGTTTCTCTCCAACAGGTACTTTAGTTGAGGTAACTAAGACTTATACTCCTGTTTCTGAACCACAATTTGCTTTAGCTGACGTTGAAGCTTTTGAAACCGAGTATGCCTCTAATAAAAAAGAGAAAAATGAGGGCAAAACTGGTGAAGAAGATGATAAGAATTCTGATAATACATCAGAAGGCAGTGAAGATGGAGATAATACCAATACTGAAGACGATGACGATGAAAAGAAAAAGAAAGATAAGAAGTTTGCTAAGGAA